TCTGTTTATCACTGTCGTGTCGATCATGAAGATCAGTAGAAACTCTATCATTATGATGGCAATCGCAATTACAAACTTCGCAGTCGCAGTCGTAACATTCGCAAGTCTCGCATCGTTTCTTATCCTGTCCACTCATAGCCTGCCCTCATCATTTGAGCTAAATGCTCACTGCGTTTACCTACCTGTTTTGCCCAACGTGAGTCAAGCATCTGTTCGCTTGCTTCGTAGAAATCACCCACCTCGATAGCTCCCCACATCTTAACAAATTTCATAAGACGAGGAACACCCATATTAAATCCCATATCTACGAGAC